AGTTCTTCACTACGCGTAGCGCGGTTTGCGAGCGCAAGGTGGTCGGCTATAAGGAACTCCCCGAGCGAGTTCTCGCGGCAACTCCTGAACTCATAATCCCGGCTCAGAAAGTTCCCATCTACGAGTACGACTGCAAGTCAATCCTTGCCCCCGAGGTGGAAAATGGCAATCAATAAAGCCGGTGTCGAACTTTTGAAGGCTGATCTTCGCGCCAATGCTGCAGCCTACAAGCAGTTCACGTTTGGTCGCAAAACGGAGTGCGGTACGGAACAGTGCATGGCTGGCTTCTGCCATCTTCGCAAGGTGGGGCAAGTCGAGTTCTCCGCAGAAGTAAGAGTGGACGAGTCGGAAAAAAACGGATACCTGGAGTATGCGTGCCTCGAATCCGGGATGTGGCAACTGGGAATTGAGCAACCAGACTCCTGTCCGCAAATATTCAATTCGCATGCTTGCTGGCCCTTGGATCTCAATAAGGCTTACATCCGCGCGAAAACCGATGACTCCCTCGTTGAAGTGGCCTGCGCTGCCCTAGACCGCTTACAGGATGACGGCTCGATTGCGGAGGTGGAACTATGAGCGCATACCCTCAGCCCCGAGAAGTTGAAGTACCGGAGTACTCCTGCACCTTCTGCTGTGACCCCATAAAGGGCGAAATGCTCAAAGGTGAGTTTGTTTCAGAGGATGCGCGCGAAGACGGTGAAGGCAAGTTTATTCATGAGGCTTGCGTTGTTCCTGAAGTCCAAAGCACTCTGACTCCTAAACAGCAGTTCGAAATGCTGCGTTTTGTTACAGCATTGCGCGTTGCCGCCGACACTCCACACGAGACGCTAGCGCTGTTCGACCGGCATCCACTGGTCAACTTCGAACTGCGCGAGCTTCGTGATTTAGTGAACGACCAGCTAGCAATTCTCGACCCTGATCCATCGCCATTCGCCGAGGAGTTAGTGCTCGTGCGGGCGTCTGCTGTGGTGCAAGCTAAGGCTGCAATCTGGGGAGAGGTAGGCAGAGTGAAGGGCGAGATTTTTATGTTGTCCTCTGCTGCTCCTCTCTCCTTAGCGGTCAAAACAGAGCGCCTGGAGTTCCTGAAGAAAGCCGCCAACGGGCTTCGCGAGGCCAGCCATGAGTAAGCACACGAAAGGTCCATGGAGGAAGAGAGAAGGATCGCTTCGGGTAGAGCGAGAAGACCACCCCGGCGTGGCAATTTGCTACACAGACACGTTCGGGACTTCGGGAGAGGCGGCAGGAAACGCCTACCTTATAGCCGCTGCTCCTGATCTCCTGCACGCCCTGACGATGGTGCGAGACGCCGATGACGATTGTGCCAGAGATGGACTCCCGCGGATACCTTCTGCCGCGCGCTTCGTAATCGACTCCGCGATTGCCAAGGCAGCAGGGGGCAAGCAATGACGCCTACTGTGAAGCAAGACAACATCACACAACTCTGGGACGGCTTGTCTACCCTCTACATTCTTTTACTTATTATTTTGATCGGAAGTGCTCTATGAACACTGACGAAATAGTAATCATGAAATCAGAAGTGCCGCAGATCGAAGCGGTCGCGCCCAAGTCAATCTTGCAGATGGCAATCGCGCAGGGAGCCGACATCGACAAGCTGACGAAGCTCCTCGAACTTCAGGAGCGCTGGGAAGCTAATGAGGCCCGCAAGGCCTTCCATGCTGCAATGGCGAAGTTCAAGGATAACCCTCCGAAGATCGGCAAGAACAAGCACGTCAAATTCACCACCACCAAAGGTACAACCGAATACGACCACTCCACTCTGGGCCACGTCGTAGAGCAGATTGCGGCATCCCTTGCCTCGGTAGGCATATCGCACAAGTGGAAAACAACTCAACAGGGATCGAACATAACCGTAACCTGCATCCTGACGCACGAGTTAGGGCACAGCGAAGATACAGCCCTGACGGCCGGAGCTGATGATTCTGGCGGCAAGAACTCGATTCAAGCCCTCGGCTCGACAGTGACTTACTTGGAGCGGTACACGCTTCTCGCTGCAACAGGTACGGCGTGTGGAGTCGATGACGACGGCAGAGCGAGCGAGGCCAGCGATGCGGATGAGGACTTCGACCAGCACATGGATAGGGCTAAGGCCAAGCGCGAAGGGCCTAAGTTCATCTCCAAACTGAAGGCGGATCTTATGCGCAGCAACCTGCTGGACCGAAAGGTTGACCGTAGGGCTGTCCGCGAGACTCTGGAGTCCTTTGGCTTCACGTCTTGCGGCGAGATCACGGAAGACAAATTCCAAGACGTGAAGGATGCGATGGACGGACTATGAGCCTGATACCGCATACCTTCGACACGGAGACTCACAACTATCAGGTTCCGGGAGAGTACGTCATCTCTACGAGCGCAGTCATTGAACTCAATGGGCTATCAGACTTCTCCATGGTTCCTGTCGCAAACTTGCGTCACGCAGGGCATCGCGGCACAGCGCTCCATCTTGCGGTCCTTGCCTACGAAACCGAGTGCGACGTTGAGGACGCAGTTTGTGGTTACGAAGACGAACACAAGGTAGAAGTGTTCGTCCAGGTCATGGAGCGGATGTCTGGATACATGCGATGGCGCGATGAGCACGAGGTAAAACTGGCGGGCAAGATGGAGCAAACCAGAGTCTACCGCCATGTAGGGACCGAGCAGCTCGTTGGCGGAACCCCCGACATGCCGTGCATGATCGACGGCGAACTGTTCATCCTGGACCCCAAAACTTGCTTCAAGCAGTACGGCCAGATGCAAAAGCAGTTGATGTTCAAGTGGAAGCTCCAGACGCAAAGCTATTCAGAGGCCCTTGATGTAGACGAAGAGTTTTGGGCCAAGATCCCACGGCAACCAATCAACCGCGCCATCCTGCACTTACATCCTGAGTGCGGTAAGTCGCGAGGCAATAAGGCCGCTGGTTTTGAGTTCCATCCGTTTCGCGCCGACGACTCATTTCTATGGGATTCAGCAATTCGTATGGCCATGGGAAAACTGAGCCACGGTTACTCATGTCGATCGAGCAGGGCCATAAGTGCGCAATTTGCGGGCTGGTAGAAATCCTAAGCTTCGACCATGCGGCGGGCAGGGGCGCAGGCGGAAAACACCGCGATGACCGGGCCTTTGATGAAGCAGGAAACAGGATCAATGCAGCCCTTTGCTATCAGTGCAACATAATGAAGGGCTCAAGACGCTATAGCTGGCAGGGCAACCAGTATTTACCAGTTACGCATGGAAGTTGAAGAACAAGGGGGCAGCATGAAAGAGCGACCGATATTGTTTTCTGCATCAATGGTGCGCGCACTTCTGGAGGGCAGGAAGACGCAGACGCGGCGGGTGGTGAAGCCTCAGCCTAAGCCCGCGACTGTGGATTGCGTCTCTCTGGATTCAGCGTATCCGGATAAGCCGTGGTGCTGGCTCGCACAGTGGCTTGACGAGGCCGGTAAACCTCTGGGCCTTGAAGAGTCTGGAAAGCAGCACGGCGGCTGGCCTGATTGCTCAGATCAGTTTGCATGTCCCTACGGCAATCCGGGAGATTGGCTGTGGGTGCGGGAGACGTGGAGGCCGCGTTCATGGTATCCAAATAGCCACGTAGTACAGCTTCGGGCCGATATGAAGTCGATCGACATAGATGTTCCAGACGCGTCCAATGGCGAGGCTTGGATTGATCGCATGCTGGAGCGTTGCTCTGACGAATGCATTGCGGCTGGAATAGGAGCCGACGACGACGGGAACTTCCAGTGGGATGGAGAGGATAACAACCCAATCAAGTGGCGCCCATCCATCTTCATGCCTCGCTGGGCCTCTCGTATCACGCTGGAGATCACAGGGGTGCGGGTGCAGCGATTGCAGGAGATCAGCGAGGGAGATTGCTATGCAGAGGGAGTGTCTGACTCATGGCCTCTAGATAACCTTCCGTACTTGTCTCCGTTCGGTGGACGGGCGGTAAAGAATAACTACGCGCATCTCTGGGAATCCATAAACGGACCGGCAAGCTGGGCTGCTAACCCATTCGTTTGGGCTGTTTCATTCAAGGCGGTTGCATGAAGCCAGCAAACCCTCACCACGTCATCCTCGAATCCCTCAGCCTTGGAGAGTGGCTCGCCCCACATGAAATAGAGCTCCAGCTAAAACTCTCTGGGGTGCATATCTCATCAGCCGCAGTTTCAAGTCGCATGCGTGACCTCAGAAAGCCTCAGTACGGCCGCCACAAATTGGTCAAGCGGATGCGCCCAGGCACCGGATATTTCGAGTACACCATCGTTACCAGCAGAAGAGAAGGCCGCATAAGTGAGCAATCTGTCATTTACGAAGCTGTTTAGTTCGATCACAGACTCATCAGTCTGGCAGGAGTCTTCAGACGTGCGCGTCGTTTGGGTCACACTTATGGCCATGGCTGATCCCATGGGAAGGGTTCATGCTGCGATTCCAGGTCTTGCGCGGCGGGCCAACGTGTCACGAGAAGCCACAGAGCAGGCCTTGGCGGTGTTTCTATCCCCCGATCCGGACTCACGGTCCAAAGATCACGAGGGACGCCGCATAGAGGAGATTCGGGGCGGATGGAGGCTATTGAATTACGCGACCTACCGCGAACTTCGTGATGAAGAGGCTCGCAAGGAGCAGAACCGAGTAGCTCAAAGCAAGTACCGGCAGAAAGTAAGCAAAATAGTAAGCACGAATGCTGACAGTAAGCATTCGTCAGCAGACGTAAGCATAGTAAGCAATAGTAAGCCAGCGTCAGCCCAAGAAGAAGAAGAAGTAGAAGTAGAAGGAGAAGTAGAAGAAGAAGGGGCAAGTACTAAAGGCGAAGCTCCCCCCGAGTACGACAACGACGGAGACGAGATTCCGGAAGGCCTTGACGCATTGCAGTATTCTCGCGGCCTCCTTGAAAAATGCAATATACCCCACGCCTTCGCAACACAGAATGCGGCATGCAATGGACTGAAGGCCTATGCGAAAGAGCACGGCGTCACCCTGCATCGGGCAACAGTAGCGCTGGTGGAGCTGGCCCGCGGCGCAATCGATCGCGGCGAGACGGTAAGTCGGTTTTGGTTTGAAGATGCAAGGTGGCGGGCAGCACAACCGGAAGGAGGTTCAAATGGAGCGAATAACGGCAATCGAGGTGCGGCAGTTGGTAGGGTCGAACGCTCTCTCAGTGCGTGGGACCGAGTTGCGGCTGAACGACGCGCAGCTAGAGCAACTGGACCAATTGAATCGACAGATGCAGGCGTACTACCCGCATCAGGAGTTCGCGGAAGAGACGATTCGGGGATTCCAATTCGACCTGGAGAGGCTCGCGGTGATGTACGGAGTTTACCGGCTGCAGACCGCCCTTCTGAACATCCGCATCAAGCCGGGACAGAAGTTTTTCCCTCATCCTAGCGAAGTTTCTGAAGAACTGGAGGCACTCGTGAAAAAAGAGAAGCAAGAGGCGCGTGAAGCTAATCCATACGTTCCCTGCGGAAGGTGTGTTTCAGGCATGATCCTGGAGTTTCGCAACGACGGCCGGTTTGCAGTCAGGTGCGCCTGCTGGACAGCTTGGAAGGCAGGAACTCCGCAAGAAGATCGCAAGTCGAAGGCAGGAGGCCAGTGACGCAATTCACCATTGGAAGCTTATTCGCAGGCATAGGTGGGTTCGATCTTGGGTTCGAGCGCGCTGGATTCAAAACGGCGTGGCAGGTAGAAATCGACCCTTATTGTCAGAAGGTTTTAGCAAAGAATTTCCCGGAGGCGGAACGTTTTGGAGACATCAGAGAATGCGGAAGTCACAACCTCAAGCCAGTTGACGTTATCTGTGGAGGGTTCCCCTGCCAGGACATTAGCAACGCCGGCAAGCGGGCAGGAATCGAGGGAGAGCGCAGCGGACTATGGACCGAGATGCACCGAATCATTCGCGAGCTACGACCGCGCTACGTCCTCGTGGAGAACGTCGCAGCTCTGCTTGGACGGGGAATGGGAGTTGTACTCGGAGACTTGGCCGAAATCGGGTATGACGCGGAGTGGAGAATCATTTCGGCTGCAGATATGGGAGCTTCCCACCTTCGAGAGCGCGTATGGATATTGGCCTACCCCATCCGCTTCGGACACATTCGACCGGTCGCCCTCTCCTTCTCCAGTGCTAACCAGGAATGGAACAATTCGCCACATCAACAAGGCGGGATGGCAGTCGCTAGAGAGGTTGTCGCAGGTAGCGAAGCGATGGCCCACGCCCAGAGCGAACGACCCATTGAAGCGGGGAGAGTTCAATTCCTCGAATCCGAGGAACGGTCTTCCAGGTGCGGTGAAGATGTGGCCTACACCGAAGGCAGAGATGGATCGCGGGGTGTGCATGGCGGAAGCGAATCGGAAGAGTCCAGCACTGCGAACCGCTATACGCATCGATGGCCCGCGGGGTGGGGTGATTACCAGCATGAGTACGAAAGGCCAAGACTTAAACCCCGATTGGGTGGAACAGATGATGGGATACGAGCCCATGTGGACCGCCTTAGAGGACTAGGCAATGCAGTAGTCCCTCAGATACCCGAGATGATAGCAAGGCGCATAAAGCAAGCACTGGAGGCGCAGTCATGATTACCATTGAAGAACGTATCTCGGAATATTGCACCATACCCCAGCCAGAAAAGAGATTCTGCGAGCACGATGGCTGCAAGACGGCGCTAGCGCGAGCTAACAAAGATAGCCTTTGCTACAGACATGCGCAGATCGAAGCGGCGAAGAAGAGGCAGTTGAACTGGGAGCGGAAGTATTTCGCGGAGTACAGGAAGGCGCCTCGACCAAAACCAGCTGCCTCCTTGATTCTACTGAGATCCTGCTTCGTTATGGGCTGCGATAACGAGATAACGCACACAAAGCGCAATCGCAGCGGACGGTGTTCTGATCACAACCATCTAGCCCGCGGGACGCAGATGAAAGACGGCAGTATCCCCAAGCCTCATACCGAGTTTTCGCAGCGCATAGCTGAAACCCTGAAGCGCAAGGTGGCGGCATGAGGCCTAAGAGAGACGTAATAGTTTACTGCACCAATAGCGCCACTCTAAGCCGCCTGGCGCTGGTGCTTTCGGTGAGGCTGAAGGCAACCACCATAATCAAGGCGGAAACGATCGAATCCCTGCTTCAGTCAGTCTCGGACAGTAAGGATCTAGGCTGCGCAGTGGTGATGAGGCTCCGAGATGATGGACTGTCTTATCTTGAACTTCCTTGCCCATGCGTGGAGGTTTTACCGCAATCCTCTAGTCCGGCAGTGATTGGATCGATGTGTATTTTTAGTCCGTTCGACAGGGCCTTCCTGATTCAATCCGTGAAGTTAGCGTGTGTTCGCAAGCGTGGGCCTAAGAATCTACTGGAGGTAGCAGCATGAGCAAGTTCGGAAATAAGAAGCACCTCGGCTACGACTCCAAGCGTGAGTCCCGCCGCGCATCCGATCTTGCGATCTTAGAGAAGATTGGAGAGATCCAAAACCTGCGGCATCAAGTGAAGTACGAGCTAACGCCGAAGGCTGGCAAGGAACGCGCTTCCCACTACATCGCGGACTTCGTATACGAGCAGCAAGGCCGGGAAGTTATCGAAGACGCGAAGGGTTTCAGAACCCCGCTTTACGTGCTGAAAAGAAAGATTATGCGGTACCGGTACGGAATTGAAATCAGGGAAACATGAAACCCTGCCCCAAATCACGCACGCATACTCCCTGCCCGGAAGGTTACATGCAGTGGCATTCATGGGCCTCTCGCAAGATGAAGACCCACAAGCAGATCAAGTGCAAGGGCTGTGGTCTATGGCACGTTTGGATTCTCAAGAAAGCAGGAAAGGCGCAACGATGAGCGATAAGGTTTCCAGACAGATCCGAGAGCTAACAGCGGAGCACAAAGCGACTCCCAAATGCCCACAATGCGGTAAGGAATTGGAGAAGGTTAGGCGATCCTCCAACTCGATGCTAAATTCTGAACAGTTCGACGCCGTACGCGCCGGAGACTGGTTCTGTGAGTGCCACCACAATGGGCGCGGAAACACTGAGTATGCCTATTTCTGGGATCGTGAAGTTATTCCCAGCCTCCCCGTACCGCCTGCGGCCCCGAGTGAGGAAGCGGAAATTCCGTTTGATGATGAGGGCGAGCATGAAGAGGATTGCCCATGCTTCGGGGATGATGTGCCCCACTCTGAGGACTGTGCCAATTGCACCTGCGACAGATCCACCCCTCTCGCGATAGAGGGACAACAGGAAGCTGCGATGCCGATTCTATGCATTCTTTGCGGCAAGGACTGGGAGGGTCATTACGGACTGGGCAGCAGGATGGTGTGCTACAACCACATCCCGAGCAAGATGGGTATCATCTCCGGCAACTACTTCACGCCACCATTGGAATCAGGTAAGGCCGCCGCACCTGATTCCCAACCCTCTCCCAAGCCTCTCCCCGCCCCCTCGGCTAAATGTAAGTGTGGGCATGGCCGCAACGAGCATACGCTTCTGGACGACGTTCAAGGCGATGGTTTATGCATCAATGACCGTTGCGACTGCGAGGTGTTTCAACTTCCATGGGACGAATCGCTCCCCGCTCCCTCGGCTGACGATGAAGAGAGAATTGAGTTCGCTCCCACAGAGGAAGGACGGATACCAGAGTTGCCTCCACTTATTATCTCGTCATCCGATTGCGAGACGGCCGATAAATGGGTAGCTATTGTCGAAGCGCAGGGTGCGAGTTGGAAGGGCGCTTATCGTGACACCAAAGCAGCATTCATTCGCCGTAGCGCCCAACTCTCCGAGGTAATCACCGAGCGCGACAGCTTACGGGAGCAGGTAGACAGCTTGAAAGGGCGATACGATGAGGAGTTCAAGATAGTAGAACGAGTCTGGAGTGCACTGGGAATCTCCACCTACGAGCAGGCTGGGGGCAAGGCAATTCATGAAATCGTAGCCAATCTCAAGGCCGAGCGTGACGAGCAGTATGAACATGCGAGAGTGGCTAAAGAGTGGGCGGCGTGCTGGCATAAGGTCGTCGAAACAGTCCTCACGATAAGCGGACTCTCGCCAGAGCTGGGTGCAGATGAGGCAACTGTTGCTCTATCCTCCCTCCAATCCCAGGAAGCACCGTGGATTGAAATCAAAGAAGGCGTGGAACTTACTTCAGATATGGAAGTCGGTAGATGGATGGGCAAGAAATGGGTGATCACGCGCATGGAAGGCCCCGCCGAGGGATGGACCATGATTCGCCCCAATGATTACTACACCCACTACCGGATGCTGAACCCACCCCCACCTCAAGAGAGCAAGAGTGATGCAGGAGAAAGGAGGGGAAGTAGATGAGCGAGCAATCCAAAACAGTCTGCGCGTCTTGTGTATTTATGGAGCGCTCCTATTGGGACAACGGATTCACGGTAAGCCACCACTGCGGAAAATCGAAGGAGAGGCGCGCCGATAACTTCCAAAGCTGCGGGGATCGTTCGACCGATTTTCTCAATGAATTCTGTAGATTCTATGATTCGTCTGCGGATCAGTCAGCTTGCAAATATTACGAAGAGCGGCCGCTTGTGGACGAGAAAAAGCTCGACGTGCTTGTCTCAATCAAAGAATCCGGATCCGCTAAGGACTTCCCATTCTTCAGCGAAGGAAACCGCCTCTGCGAGCAGATGGACGGCATGTTCGTGCAGAGGGCTGGAGATACGCGACCTAATGGGGATAGGGGATGGAAGCTTTCCCGGGTTGGGGGGCGGGAATTGATTCGGGCTGCCGCAACTCCTGAATCAACAAACAACAGCAGTAAGCGAGGAGAACAATGAGCGTATGCACACACGAATTTAGGCCAGAGTATCCAGGTTATGAATACTGCGTTTGCGGATCGCATAAGGCCCATCATGTCACTCCTAGCAAGCCGATCGAGCTATACACCCGAGTGAATCACTGGAAGCCTAAAGCTGATGCCGTTCCTGTTTCCAAAAACCGCAAGCCGCGAGGACAGCGATGACCAACCGTAGACCATATTGCTGGAAGCGCGACCCTGAAACAGGAGGAGCCCTGCGTCCTAGATTGGGACCATAAGGGGCGGCACGATTCAACCGGGGTAGGCAAGGAGTCCGCGTGCGGGGCTTATAACCATAGCGAACTGAACGCCACCAAGGAAGGATGTCCGCATTGCCGTGAGTTCTCGCACCAGAAAGCATGGATTGTCACAGCTAAATCCTCTCACCCTGACTACTTAGCTCAGATCGAGCACGAACTATGGCAGGTGGGAGGATCGTTCGCGAGCGTGAGGGTTGAACCGCAGGCATCTCCTGAAGCGAGAATCGCTCTACTGGAAGGGCTGCTCGAGGATCTACTTGAAGCCATACCGAAGCAGACCAACGATGCCGACTGGTGGCCGGACGAGCTCACGAAGGCAGTTTCTGAAGCAAAATCGGTGCTGAACATAGAGCAGGAGGGACTTTGAATCACCCACACCCAGATAAGCAGCATGTGGTGGATAGTTGCCGACGCTACATCTTGGCGTGCGGGCGAAGGTTTACGGGCAGGAAGTACGGCACGGCGCGGTCAGTGATTCACTACCGGGACTTGCTGATTACATATGTCACAGCTAAACAGCAATTGAGGCTAGGGAAAGAGGGCAAGCAATGACACTATCCGGCACGCTGCGGGCCCTGCGCCTCAAGGACAATCTAAGCCAGGCAGAACTTGCACAGAAGATGGGTGTCCACAGAAACACCGTCTGGAAGATGGAGCGCGAGCCTGAGCGGGCATCTCTTGAGCTTCTAGGTAAGGCGGCGGCAGCTTATGGGGTCGATACATGGAAAATCCTGCGCTATGCTTCACGCCATATTGTGCAGGAATAAAAATAGTCATGTTAATGTGGGGTAACTCTCTGACATGATGTAGCTGCACGAGGTAATGTTTGAACGGCTACCTGTTGCCTGACGCAGGATCAAGTCACGCCTACCTGAAACAATCCCAGCCCTTGGAGTCTCTAAATATGAGAGTTATGCATGTGGAGCGCGGATGGCACATGTCTAAAAGCTATGCGGAGCAGGTGATGCGCGATCATTGCACGATAACTTGGGACATTCCCGGCCAGACAGTCCGCGACACCACAGATGAGGAACGGTTCGCTCTGAGGGCAGAGCAGGCACAGCAAATACGGATGCGCTCATTGACTGAAGGGATACTCGGACCGCACGACCTGCCAAACCTCAGATTCGAACGGCCCAAAACCACAAATTACCGTCATCCGCGCGAAGCCTATGAGGCAATGGAGGCTCCGTTAGGTGTTCGTGTGTGTCGCTGGCCCCGAGCCGCACATGAGTCGCAAGCAGCTTAGTGCCCAGGACAGGCCTTCACCACGTCCCGAGCACTAAACGAGCCGCCACACTTGCTACAAGTTTTCATGACCTTCGGCCGGCCGCCTGAGTGAATACGGCGGGATTCGTTGTTTCTCCGACCAACCTCGGAGAGTAGGAGTTTCTTCGGGACGGTTTTGAGCCATTCGCGGATTTGATCGTGGTCGTTCATTTAGTTTCCATTCTGTAAGCGGAAGTAATGGCCCGTTCTACAAGCTTCCTGGCTTCATATAGGCAATTGTTGATTTCCCGATAATCTGCATCCGAAGTGGTTTTGCTCTCGGCCACAATCAACGCATCCTCGGATAGGCTCAAGGCCTTTAGCAGCGGGCTCATCTGGCCACCCCCATAACAAGGGAGGCAGCCTCGATGCGCTCGGTGGCCCGCAAGTACTGCTCGATGCGGTAAGTGATCATGTTGGCGCGGCCTGTGTTAATGCTGGATGAGGTCATGCAGAAGAGGTGCATCGCGGGGGTGAAGTTGATTTTCATATGTGTTGCCTCCATGAACATAAGTATCTACGAACAACAGTTGTTTGTCAACACAATTCTGCAAAATAAGGCAAGAAAGTTAGGAAGGAGTTGATCCAATCTCCTGGAGGCAAGTATGAGCGAAATAACTGACGCAATCGGCGCAGCAGCAAGCGCAAACCCGATCACGGCAATCGTGAGCCTCGGGAAAGACCTCATCGACCGATTCATCCCTGACCCGGTGGCGAAGGCGGCCGCGGCTCAGCACCTCGCAGACGTCCAACTTCAACTCTCCCTGGCGCAGATCGACGCGACCACGAAGCAGATTGCAGCTTCAGCCCCGGCGAACAGCGATCACTACATGGGGGCGGTCCGCGGCTGGTTCGGATTCGTCATGATCGCCCTGTATGCATGGAACTACGGAATTGGACCGGCATTTCATGCAGTAACCGTGCAGATGCCAATGCAGGTGACGGTTATGTTCTCCGTGCTACTGCTTGGATTCGTCGGCGTGCCGGCCGGTATCGAGATGGCGAAGCAGATCGCGGTGCTGCCGGGAGACTCTTCGGTGAAGCTGTTCGGAATGTCAGTGGGGAACAAGTCATGAAAGACGCAATTGTGTGGGCACTTATCATCGGATTCATTGCGGGCGCGTCGGTTGTGCTCGCAATTGGGATGAAGCTTGGGGCTATCTTGGGATTTCTGCAGAAGCTTGCCTCCAAGGTTCAAGGTAAGTAGGTGACGCAAGAGCTCTGGCACGCCGAATGGAACGGATTCAAAGCTGAGCAGGAGTCGCGCTTTTCTGAATTCAAGCTGGAGGTATCTCGCATTCAGGACAAGCACCACTCCGAGAACCGGACCCGCTTGCAGGACATAAGCGCTCAAGTTGTATCCACAGGGGTCAAGATGGACAGCCTCTACGGCGCAAACGGACAGCCTGGAGCAGTGAATCAGCTCTCCCAAGAGGTCAAAGGGCTTGGAAACAAGATCGCGTGGGGATCGGGAGTCGTAGCGGCTGCGGTGGTGTTGGTTGGCTGGTATCTGTCGTATCACATGAGGTAATTATGTTCGCAGGAATAACACGGTGGGATCTAGTCGTCATGTTCTGCCTCATGGCAGCCATCTTTATTTTCGAGATGATCGGGGTGTTTAGCCCTCGCATGATTACCATCACGGCGATCATCAAAAGCTTAGTGCCGATGTCATGCAGGTTCATGATCGTGGGATTTTTGATCTGGCATTTCCTGATTTCAGACATCGTGCGTCAGTTGACACCAAAGGCATAAGGGGGACTCAAGTGAATCTCTGGTATTTGGTGGAAGAGGAGCGATTCGAATTTGAGTTCCCGCAATTCGTGAATCACGTAAGCGCTCGCTCGACCGACATTACGCCATCTCTGCCAATAACCCTCGTCATCTGGGAGACTCCAATCAATGTCTAGTTCGGGAATGGAATAATCAATGGCACTCACCCCGAAGCAGACGAGATTTGTTGCTGAATATTTAGCAAATGGCTCGAATGCAACAAAGGCTGCTATATCAGCAGGTTACAGCTCAAATACGGCTGAATCGCAAGGTAGTCGGTTGTTGAGCAATGTCAAGGTTGCAGCAGAACTTGACAAGAAAACGGCAAAAGCGCTGGATAAGCTGGAAATAACTGCAGAGCGCGTGCTGCGAGAACTCGCATTGATGGGCTTTTCTAACATGCTCGACTACATGAGCATTGAGGATGGCAAGCTGCACGAGTTCGACTATTCAAAGCTCACGCGCGACCAGGCCGCGGCGATCCAAGAGATCACGGTAGACACTGCGGGCGGCAGCGGAGACGGAGAGCGCAAGCTGGTCTTGAGGACTCGATTCAAGCTGGGCGATAAGCGCGGCAGTCTTGAGCTTCTTGGCAAGCACCTCAAGCTGTTCACTGACAAAGTAGAGCAGAGCGGACCAGATGGAGGACCGATCCAGACCAGCATCGCAGTACGGTTCGTAGAGGCCGATGACAAATGAAGCGTGCGCAGAGTTCCCGGCAAAGCTACAGTTCTTATTCCAGCCATCCCGCTACAAGGTAGCCTATGGCGGGCGTGGTGGAGCTAAGTCATGGGGGTTCGCAAGGGCTTTATTGATCCTCGGCGCACAGAAGAAGCTCCGCATCCTATGCGCTCGCGAAACACAGAAGTCTATCGCGGATTCGGTTCACAAGCTCCTAAGTGACCAGATAGCAGACTTGGGCTTGCATGCGTTCTATCAGGTTCTGACTACCACGATTAGAGGATCGAATGGCACAGAGTTCATCTTTGCCGGTATCAGGCAGTCGAGCGTCGGAGACGTAAAGAGCTATGAGGGCTGCGACATTTGCTGGGTGGAAGAGGCCCAGATTGTCTCCAAGCACTCCTGGGACGTGCTAATCCCCACTATTCGCAAAGAGGAGTCTGAGATTTGGGTGAGCTTCAACCCTGAACTAGAAACGGATGAGACTTACCAGCGGTTCGTGATCCACCCGCCTCCCGGCGTTGCCCCTGTAAAGATCAACTGGTCGGACAATCCTTGGTTCCCTAAAGTGCTACGGGATGAGAAGGACCACAAGAAGGCTGTAGACCCAGATGGATACGAGAATGTATGGGAAGGGCATTGCAAGCAGGTAGTAGAGGGAGCGATCTATAAGGATCAACTGATTACAGCAGAGAAAGAGAACCGCATTACCCGCGTTCCTTATGACCCAATCAGGCCCGTAGACACATTCTGGGATTTGGGCTTTGGGGACAATACCTGCATCTGGTTCGCCCAGTCGATTGGCTTTGAGTTTCGGCTTATCGACTACGTTTCGGGCAGCCAAAGAGACCTCAGCTACTATTTCAACGAATTACGGAAGCGGCCATATAGCTACGGGGTTCAATACCTCCCACATGATGCAAGGGCTAAGACGCTGGCAGCAGCTGGGCGATCGATTCAGCAGCAGGTAGAGGCGGCGGGGTTCAAGGTTGGAATTGTCCCGAGTCTGAGCGTGGAGGATGGTATTGCGGGCGCAAGAACGATCTTCAACCGTTGCTGGTTCGACAAAGACAAGTGCGCGGATGGCATTCAGGCGCTCAAGCACTACCGCTATGAGTTTGACAACACCCTTGGCACATTCAAGAAGGCCCCACTACACAATTGGGCAAGCCACCCGGCAGACGGCTTTCGCATGTTCGCTGTGACCATCAAAGAACCGCAGCGGCAGAGAGAACAGATAGCACCACAACAATTTCATGGATCAGACGGATGGATGGGATGAAAGGGATATGACAATGGCCGACAAGCCCAAAGACGACAGTCACCCAGCAGATGCGCTCATGGAGTCCATCAAGGGCCTATTCAATGGCGATAATGCCCGCAAGACTCTGCGTGACGCATACGACCGGGTAACGGGCCAGACCACCCCGCCCGCGCCGACTCCCAAGCCACAGGATACTAGCTGGCACGATGCGCAAGTGAAAGCGGCCAATAAGAGCTTTCTGGATGCGGCACAGGCAGCTGATATCCGCGCCAAGGTGAATAGCAAATAATGGCTGCCATTGAATCTGGCTGGATCGGCGTAGACCTAGACGGAACACTAGCGGTCTATGACGGGTGGAAGGGGCCGGAGCATATCGGAGAACCCGTGCCGTTGATGCTGGGACGCGTTAAGGCGTGGCTCGCTCAAGGTGTGACCGTCAAGATATTCACCGCTCGCATTGCTTTCGACGGAGATGGTGTCATCGAGGGCATTATTCGCCAATGGTGCAAAGAATGGATCGGCACCGAATTACCCGTCACATTCTCAAAAGACTACGGCATGATCGAACTTTGGGATGACAGGTGCGTTCAGATTATCCCCAACACCGGAATGCGTGCGGACGGAAAATGAGCACAGACAAGGACGAATTCCTCGCAACCGCCCGTAAACGCTTTGCCGCCGCCGCAGAGGACGAAAAGCATCTCCGCGAGAAGTTCATCTCCGACCTGAAGTTCGCCTCCCCGGACGGTGACGACCAGTGGGACCCGCAAGTCAAGATGCAACGTGAGGCGGCCGGCCGTCCTGCAATGTCTTTCCCCCGCTGCCATACCTTCGTACAGCAGGTGTCGAACGAGGCCCGCCAAAAGAAGCCGCAAATCAAGTTTGCACCGCGCCTCGACCAAGACAAAGACACGGCTGAAATCCTTGAAGGCCTTGCGAGATTCATCCAATACGACTCCCAGGCCCAAGTAGCCTATGAGACAGCTATCGAGTACAGCGCCGGCGCATCGTGGGGCTTCTACCGCTTCCTGACAGAGTACTGCGATGACGACTCTGATGATCTCGAACTGAAGATCAAGCCGGTTCTGGACCCTCTCACCGTCTATGGAATTGTGGTTCCGGCGATCTTTGGCCGCAAGCCCCGCTATTGGTTTGTGATCGAGGACATGCCGAAGGAGGATTACAAGGCTCAATATCCCGACTCTGAACTATCGTCTTTGGCGTGGGCCGAAGCAGAGAAGCAGGGCGAAGGCTGGGTTGGCTCAGACACGATCCGCATTGCTGAGTACTGGTGGGTAGAGGAAGAGCGCGTCAAGGGCAAGCGCAGGCCCCAGGTCACTATCAAGACCTGCAAGACGAACGGCTCTGAGATTCTACCCGGCGATGACGGGGAGAGCTCCAAGACAGAATGGCCGGGAACCATCTGCAACATCGTGCCGGTACTCGGCAAGCAGATGATTATCGAGGGCAAGCCAAGGTTGTTCTCCGTGGTGCGCCCGCAGAAGGCAGCGCAGCAGCTCATCAACTATTCGAAGTCGCGCATTGCTGAGACGCTTTCCACGTCTCCCATCTCGCCATTCATGGTGGCAGAGGGTCAGATCGACGGCTATGAGAAGGAATGGAGCACGCTCAATACTTCTCTCAGGCCGTTCCTGACCTATAAGGCGACCGACCTCACCGGAAGGCCCATGGAGCGACCTGCGAGGGATACATTCGAGCCTCCGATCCAGGCCCTATCTGCGTTCGTCATGCAAGAAGTAGACGACATGAAGGCCACAACGGGCATATTCGATGCATCGCTAGGCAATCAGGCCAATGAGACAAGCGGGAAGGCTATTCTTGCCCGCAAAGATCAATCGAACCTGACCACGATGCACTACATCGACAACCTTGCGCGGTCGTTCAAGCAGGGTGGCGACATCATCGCTGAACTCGTCCCCAAGATCTACGACACTGAGCGAGAAATTGAGATATTGGGCGAGGACGAGAAGCAGAAGGTTGTCACGATCAACAAGCAGTACCAGGATGGGTCTGGCAAGGATCGTCACTACAAGGTCAAAGGTGCCAACATGAGCTACGTGGTGACGATGGGGCAGGCGTTCGACTCTAAGCGCTCTGAATCGTTTGACACTATGCAGCAGGTATTGCAGAGCACTCCAGACCTCATTCACATGATCGGGGATATTTTCTTCGCTAATTCAGACCTGGCCGGCGCCGATCAGTTGGCCGAGCGCTTCAAGAAAGGCCTGCCGCCAAATCTCCAGGATACCTACGGAGAGAAGGTTCCACCGCAGGCCCAGGCGCAGATTCAACAGCTATCTCAGCACCTTCAGGCCATCAATGCAGCCGCTGGTGAGTACGAGAAGCAGATCCAGCAGCTGCAGTTCGAGAAGCAGGCCAAGGTAGTCGAGTTGCAGGGCAAAATGCAGCAGATCGCCGCCCAGTCTCAGGCTGACATGGCGCTTGAAGACAAGAAACTCCAGACGCAGATCGCCGTCGCTGAAATTGAGACGAAGGCGCAGATATTGAGCGAGCGCGAAGCGGCTCTTCGTGATTTAGAGGCGCAGTTCCATGACCAGGCGCACGATCTAGCAATGCAGCATGTAGGCGCCCAGCAGGCGCAACAGGCCACAGCGCAGCAGGCAGGGCATCAGCAAGACCTGCAGGCACAGACGGCCGATGCACAGAGCCAGCAGAGCGCGCAGGACGCGCAGCAGCAAGCCCAAGTTTCGCAACAATCCGCTGGTCCGGCGCAAGGACAGGAGTAATACAAATGGCAGAAGAGACGGCAGTACAGGAATCGTCGCCTGTGGAAGTAGAAGACGTATTCAAGGGTCAGTATGTCAGCCATGACGAGTTTTCAAAGTATCGTCAGGATGGCGAGCTCCCCGCACGATTCAAGCCGACAGAGGAATCGGCCCCCTCATCCGACGCCGAGACGGAAGTCGAAGCTAAACCCGCAGGCGAATCGGAAACGCCAGAGACTAAGCAGGAGCTACCGAAGCCAAAACCCAAGCAGACCGCTGAAGAGCGGATTGCCCAACTTGAAGCCACCATCGAGAAGATTCGCAAAGGCAAGGGCATTGAGACGCCAGCGGCATCGTCGCCCGCACCCAAGCCAGTCCAGCAGCAGCAGCCCGGAACACGCCCTAAACCCACCGCAGAAGACAAGAAAGAAGATGGAGCCCCGAAGTTTCAGACTTACGAGGATTTCGTTGAAGACTTGTCTGACTGGAAGAGCGAACAGCGTGAGGTAGCGAAGGAGCGGTTGCAGCGCGAGACAGAACAAGCGACTCGGACACATGGGAAGGTGGAAGAGGCCAAGGCGCGGTATGAAGACTTCGCTGATGTAGTAGGGCCCACCGTAGACGCAATCGTGGGGGATGCTGATATTTCACCAGTGGTGAAAAGGATGCTAGACGATTCGGATGTGTTTGCCGACCTCATATACACCATTGGAAGCGACCCCGCAGAACTCTCGAAGTTCGTGAAGATGGCCAAAGAGAGCCCAGGCAAAGCGATCCGATACATTGCGCTTACGGAAAGCTTTATCGCTGAAGCGCTGGAAGGCAAGAAAGCTGCCAAGCCAGCAGAGGAAGCTCCTGCAAAACCGAAAACCAATGCTCCGAAGCCTCCATCGCCTGTTGGCGGTGCGAGTTCGAGAGCCTTTGACGTGAGCGACGACAGCCTTTCTGCCGACGAGTGGATGCGGAAACGCAATAAGCAACTTGGCAGAACCTGAATGGGCGCTCTGAGGTATTCCAGTGGCCAATAACCTTCTTTCTCCGACCATCATCACGCGGGAAGCTCTGCGCATCCTGCACGCCAAACTGAACTTCATCGGCAACTGCGACAAGCAGTATGACAATCAGTTCGCCAACTCCGGGGCATCGCCTTCGGGCAAGATCGGTCCTTCGCTGACCATCCGTATGCCGAACCAGTACACGGTTCGCACCGGAGCGACACTCAGCGTTCAGGACACCTCCGAAACCAGCCAAGTCATCACGGTTTCGACGCAAAAGGGCGTTGACCTCAACTTCACCTCGCAGGATCTCACCCTGACCATTGACGAGTACAGCAAGCGGTACCTCGAGCCTGCGGTTGCCGTCCTTGCAACCAACATCGAAGCCGACGCGCTGACCATGGTGAAGGACGTATACAACGCAGTACCAAGCGCAGGTGCGTTTGCGTATGTGGACTTTGCCAACGGTCGCAAGACGCTGAACCAGTACCTCGCCCCCGATACCGGCCGCGTTGGTGTCCTCAACTCGGACCACGTGGTTTCGTTCCTTGACGCCATCAAGGGCAACTTCAACCCGCAGGAATCCGTCTCCCGTCCGTACCTTACCGGAAAGATTGGCAAGGTGCAGGGTCTGGACACCTTCGAAAACACCGTCCTCAACCCGTTCCAGTCGGGCACTGCTGCGGCAGCAACCGGCTATACTGCGACATTGACCTCTGGAAGCGCGACGGCAGTTATGGCTGCAGGCGCGACCACGTTCCTGAGGGGTGACATCGTCACCTTCTCGACGGTGGATGCGGTTGACCCTGAAACCAAGGCGGACAAGGGGTTCCTTCAGAAGTTCGTTGTGACTGCCGACTATGCTGGTGGCGCTGGTAACATGACGATCTCCCCGACTCCCACCCTGACTGGCGCAGCTCAGAATGTAAGCGCTGTCGGAGCTGGATTGACTGTTGTCAAGATTGGCGGCGGTGCCTCGGCACTCTACAAGCAGTCCATCCTCTTCCACCCGGAAGCGTTCGCCTTCGTCACTGCCGATCTGATCGACGTGTCGAAGTTCGGCGCGTGGGGCGCACGGCAGGTCATGGATGGCATTTCCATGCGGATTGCTCGCCAGTATGACATCACCAATGACAAGGTGCCGTGCCGTATTGACGTGCTGTATGGCTTCAAGACGATCCGGCCGCAGTTGGCTTGCCGCGTCATCGCCACGTAAACCCAAGGGGGCTGGCTACGGCTGGCCCCCACCCTTATGACAATAGAAACCAGGCAGCAACTAGCATCCCTCCTCGGAGATCCGCATGAATGGAAGCGGGCTACCTTCGTCGATGATTTTGGCGGAAATCAGACGGTGTTTCTCTGCCCACGATGTTCTGCGGTAGTAGCCGACCCACACTTACATGCGGCTTGGCATATTGAGGCCCTATGACAAGCGAAGAAATCAAGCAAAAACCCGCGACCGACCTCAGCACCAATGGATGGCTAAGGGAGATCTGCATTCAATTGGCGATGATGAACGAAAATGACACCGGTTTGCCTGTTGACGTAGTGCGGGCATTCGACAATCCAATGAAACGCGGCCCTGGAAGGCCCAAAAAGGCGGTTCAATAGATGGCCACTGCGTTCGATATCATCACAAGCGCCCTCCGGCTCGTCGGCGTACTGGCTGACGAAGAACAGCCTTCGGACAACATCGCTAATCAAGGCCTATCGGTGATGAATGACATGATCGATAGCTGGAACGCGCAACGGCGTGCAATATTCACCACGCGATCAGATGATTTCCCGTTCATCCTCGGGCAGCAGGCGTACACGCTGGGAACGGGAGGAGATTTCAACATTCCCCGGCCCGCGCGGATCGATGCGATGAGCGCGATTCTGCTGAATAACCCTGCGAACCCTGTCGAAGTGCCCATGGACATGTACTCCGTGCAGGATTGGCAGACGCAAGTCCCTGTCAAGACAGTCAACGGTTCATTTCCGCAGATTTGCTATGACGATGGCGGGTTTCCGCTCCGGACATTGAATTTCTGGCCCATCCCCGTTGACCAGCCCAACAGCGTGAGGATCTACAGCTGGCAGGCTCTAGGGGCGCAGACCCTCGCATCAGTCGTAACTTTTCCGCCTGGGTATGCGGAGGCATTTCGTTACAACCTGGCCGTTCGAATTGGCGCCGAGTTCAACGCGCCTGCATCCGCCGTAGTGGTGACGCTGGCAGTTTCGTCACTGGCTATCGTGAAGACAATGAATGCGCCAGATCTGAGCCTTCAGTCGGATCTAGTCCCCAGTCCTGCCGGCTACAACTATAAGGCTGATTTGTTCGGGATCGGACAGTAATGAAATTCGGGTTCGTCGGCCCTTCGTACACGGCCAAATCGAATGTAGTCGCAGACGAAGAGTGCATCAACTTCTTCGCGGAGACAATCGAGACGCCGGGAGCGCAGACGCAGCGATCATACTTCGGTACGCCGGGGCTTTCCGTGTTCGCTACGTTCGCCGATAGCCCAGTGCGGGGACAGTGCTGGACGGGCAGCAGGCTCTTTGTGGCGTCCTATGACACGCTCTATGAAGTCTTCGCGGATGGCACGCAGGTGGTGCGGATGGCCAACACGCTGGATGTGTTCGGGGCTCCGGTATCGATTGCAGCCAGCAATATAGAACTCCTAATCGTCGCTGATGGCCAAGCATGGTGCTATGAATTAGCAGGCAATACCTTTACCAACGTGACCGAGCAACTGGCAGGAGGCCCCGTCAAGGTCAAATATTCAGACGGTTATTTCATCGTCATGTTCGCTGACGATAACAAATTCCAGATTTCAGCCATCCTCGATGGCACCACATGGCCAGGAATTCAGGTCAACGCCATCTCGGTATTTCCCGAGAACATCGTCTCAATCGAAGTGAGCCACCGGGAATTGTGGGTTATCGGCGCGCAGCACGCGCAGCCCTATCAGAATACTGGCAGTAGCGAGATATTCGATGTTATCCCGGGCGCACTCATCGAAACAGGCGGCGCGGCGACCTTCGGTGTTGATTTAGTAGACAACACCGTATTTTGGATCAGCCAAGACGCCCGAGGAGCAAGGCAAGCATGGCGGGCCAATGGCTATACGCCTTCGCGCATTTCAACCCATGCGGTAGAGACTGCGCTATCGTCCTACACTGCCGATCAAGTATCGAACCTTGTTAGCTATCCATATGAGGATGGCGGGCATCTGTTCTGGGTGCTCTACATCCCCGGAACGGACTGCACATGGGTCTACGACGTAGCTGAAAGCCTGTGGCATAAGCGGGCTGAGTGGCATGCCGATGTTGCAGTTTACGGGCCTCACCGAAGCTGGAACCATACATATGCCTTCGGCAAGCATCTTGTGGGCGATTGGATGACCGGCAACCTCTGGGAGATGAAGTTAGCTGTCGATAACCATGATGGCACCTATGATTTCGTCACTGACAATGGCGCATCGATAGTGCGGAAACGCCGCTCTCCGAGCCTGAACGATGAGATGGCATGGGTTTATCACACAGAGCTTACGGTAGACTTTGCAACCGGCCTCGGACCTCAGCCTCCGCTAACTGATGGAGACGGCAACCCTAGACCTCCACAAGCGATGCTGAGGTGGAGCAATAACCGCGGCTCTACATGGTCCAACCAACACATTGCTAGCTGCGGGTTTGCGGGTGAATACAACGCGCGAGTCATATGGAGACGCTTGGGAAGGTCGCGGTACAGAGTGTACGAAGTGACCGTATCCGACCCCATCCCTTGGGTCATCGTGGATGCATACTTACGTACCGCATAAAAGGAGAAACAATGCAACCACATCAGCAGCGCGTAGTGGACGAGAAGACGGAACTGGACTCCAAGCTCGAAAAGCTAAACGTATTTATCGGCAGCTTGACCCACTTCGGGCTCCCGGAACTCGAGCAATATCGACTGGCAAGGCAAGCGGAGGCCATGTCGCAATACTCTCGCATCCTCTCTGAGCGCATAGCAGCCTTCTAAATGGCACTCAAACCGGCAACGACATTCCTAGCCAGCCGCTCCCCGATCGTAGACAAGGACGGCAATGCTACATTTTCGTTTTTGAAGGTGCTGCAGCAGTGGAACACGCAGTTACAGAACGGGCTCAATGAGATTGGCCAGCTCATCGGGGAAATCAACGCTTCTACCGTAATCACCGGACGTACTGAAGGAATCGGCACCACGGTTGGGCTCATCGATGACACCGGCGCAGCGAGCGCCCCAATGGTGGACTTCTCGCGGCCCTACCTGAACAAGACTACTGACCACATCAATGACGGCGTGGGGAGCCCATTGGCGGGCGGGGTGGTCGCACATCAGGCACTCGTTGCGTCGGCACCGGCGGCTGGGCAAGTGCTTGTCTTTGGAGGCGCGACATGGGATCCAAGCCACCCAGGATTCAGCGGACTGACGGGAACGATCGATCCGGCAACACAGATGCCAGCTTCTGGTGTGGTGTCGGGTACTTATGCGATCGCGACTGTCACGGTCAATGCTCAGGGCTTAGTTATCGGAGCGACAGCGGGAGCGTTCGGAATCAACGCAGTGATTGTCACGGCGGCACTCACTGTAGGCGGTACACAAGGAAGCCAAACGTACACGAACGGACTTTTGACGGCACAGGTGCAAGCGACATGACGATTGAAGATGTGATGACCGTAGTGAAAGAGCATACCGGCAAGGACATAACCCCTGAAACGAGGCTGGACAGCCTTGGCATGGATTCGCTTGATTTCCTCGACCTGATTGTCAGCATCGGCAACATCTCTGATGCTGTCGTGCCGCACATCAACACAGTGAACGACCTGTTCATGGCCGCGCAGACGGTTCAATGACGACATTTCAGGTTGAACCGGTCGAAGAGTGGGCCTCCGAGTCGAAAGACCTTGTTTATGCCCACTGGCAGGAGTTGGGGCTCGACTTAGACCTCGAAATTGCGCTCGACTTCGCCAAGATGAAGGCGATGGAAGATATCGGCATGTTCAAGGTCATCACCGTTCGTGAGGATGGCCGCATGGTCGGCTATCTGCTTGCCGTCACAAGCAAGCATTTGCACTACCGCACTTCGCCTTTGATGCTCATCGTGGACGCATACTACATATCTCCCGAATGCCGATCTGGCACCGGGGTAAAGCTGGTCCGATTCACCGAAGATGTAGCCCATCGGATGGGCGCTATCAAGATTTATTTCTCGTGCAAGGTGCATTTCGACCACACGAAACTATTTCAAGCGCTCGGATACCGATTGAGTGATTACGCCTTCACGAAGAGGATTTAGCCTATGTCAACCGCAGCAATCGTAGCCGGAACTATCGGGGCAGTCGGAAGCATTGGCAGTGCTGCGATCGGAGCCAGCGCAGCCGGTAGCGCAGCCGATGCACAGACCGCCGCCGCCAACCATGCCGCGGACCTACAACAGCAGGAATCCCAGAAAGCCCTCGACTTCCAGAAGCAGCAATACGACACCTCGCAGGCACAGCAGGCTCCGTGGCTACAGGCCGGGCAGAGCGGGCTCAACGCTCTTCAGTATGGGTTGGGCACGGGCGGGACGGCGAACGGCTCAGGAGTAGCCCAAGGCTCGCTGACGACGCCGTATTCTGGCACCTTCCAAGCGCCCACCGGACTCACGGAGCAGAACGACCCCGGCTACCAGGCACGCTTGCAACTCGGCACGGATGCGATTCAGAAATCAGCAGCGGCGCGCGGCTCTGTCGTCACCGGAGGCACGGCGAAGGATCTGAATACCTATGCACAAAACTACGCCTCGAACGAATACGGCAACGTCTATAACCGTGCGCTCAACACCTTCGACACCAACTACAACGCCTACAACACCAACCAGTCGAATCAGTACAACAAGCTGGCGGCTCTATCTGGTACGGGGCAAACGACCGCAACCAACCTGGCCAACCAGGGGCAGGCAGCCTCGAACAACGTGACCAGCAACCTCCTCACCACAGGTCAGAACGTCGGGCAGCAATACAACAATGCGGGCGCGGCTACGGCCTCTGGATACGTCGGAGCGGCCAATGCCTGGGGCGGGGCGCTTAGCGGCACAGCAGGCAATCTCTCCAATCTCGCATTGCTGACATCTAAGAGTGGCTATGGTGGCGGAGGTGGTGCAGGCGCAGGAGCCAACGGCCCTTATGGGCCTAACTCGGATTAGGAGATAACCATGTCTAGCATTCCTCTCGTCGCGTTGAACGCACGTCCCCCTGAGCAGCAGCCTGACCTACTGCAGAAATACGGCCAGCTTCAGTCTCTTAGGAATCAGTCACAGCAGCTGCAGCTAAACCAGCAGGAGGCACCGTTGCGCCTTCAGCAGCTTCAGCAGGGCGTGCAGCAGGGCGCCGGTCAACTCCAGATGCAGCAGCAAGCCATCAAGGATCAGCAGGCGCAGACCACCGCCATGCAGCAGTGGGACGGCAAGCAGATTGACGAACTCTATCCCCTCATCCTCAAGAATGGCGGATCGGCCGAAGCAGTGATGGGGCTGAAGTCAAAAGTCCTGACTCAGCAGCAGGCGGCCGCTACTGCGTTCAAGAACACCGCGGATGGAGGAAAGGCGCAGGTGGAGACGTTGAAGCAGAAGGGCGACCTGATTTCCGGCGCGCTCTCTCCGCTCATCGACCCTCAACAGGTGCCTGACGCCCAGCTTCCGCAGGCTCTGCAAGCGACAACTCAGGACTTGGTTCAAAAGGGCCTGCTCGACCCTCAGCATGCACAGGCGGCGCAGCAATTGTTGCAGCAGTCGGGCGGAGACCCTGCGAAGATTCGGCAAGGCCTGGACCTATTCACCAAAACCTTCATGGCGCAGTCTCAGATTGCCCAGCAAGCGCATCAGGAGGCGATGACTGGACAGGCACAAGCCGAAACAAAGAAGATAAATGCGTCGATAGACCCCACCAGCCCTCTGTATTCCCCATCCCCGGCTGCGGTGGCGATGGGAACGGCACCGGGCGCCGCAAAGATTCAAGCAGGAGAGGCGAGACTGGCAGGGCAAAAGGCGGGCGCAGAAGCGGCGGCTCGACAGCCTTACGAAATGTCCCTGGCAAGACAGAGGCAGGCGCTGTCACAGGGAGACCCGAACGCCGCAGCGCAACTATTGGTTAGCGGAGACGCAACGCTGTCGGAACTGAAGGCTCGAGGCGCAACACCTGACTTCATCGCAAACACGCTGAACGCAGCGCATCAATTGAGTGGCGGGAAGTACAACGCACAGACAGCCGACGCACAGTTCAGCGTTGCCAAGTCGCCGGCCAACGTTGCATTCTTCGGTTCGGCCAAATCGCTCATCGATAAAGGTGGCACGCTCGACCAGCTTACGGATGCGGGAAAGGACATCCCAGGCGGGCTCATCCCTGCATTCAACAGCCTCGCGGATTGGCAGAAGGCAGCTACCGGCAGCGGGCCAATCGCCAAATATGCATCTCTAGCGTTGGGTGTGGCTGACGATTATTCCAAGGTTATGGGCGGTGGGCAGGGAAGTGACTCGTCCAGACTGCAGGCCCTTCAACTCGTTGGGGCAAAGCAAAGCCCTGCACAGAGGGCTGCGTCGATCGATGGTATCAGGGGGGCGGTAGGATCGCAGACGACCTCGCGCATCGGCAATAACCCCGTGCTGGGGAGGATGTATGGGTCTGAATTACCTCAGACGCCCAAAGCAGCAGCTTCCGGGCCTCCTCCGGGCGCAACCCATGTCGCCCCCGGAAGTGACGGAAAAAACCACTACACGAACGACAAAGGGCAGGATTTGGGAGTTGCACCATAATGGCAGCCGTAACCCTCGACCTCAGCAAAGCGCAGCCACTTCCCCAGGCTCCGGTGCAACTCGACCTCAGCAAGGCTCAGCCCTTGCCGCAAGCTGCGGACACGCGCAGCCTGTTGCAGAGGGCGAAAGACAAATTCGATGAGTTGACGACGGTCACGCCTGAACAGGAGAAGGGCCATTCGTGGCTGACCAACAAGGCTCAGGAGTTCGGCGCGGGAGCAATCCAAGGAGCAGCCTCTCCGATCGTTCACCCGATGGATACTCTTGAGGCTATCGGCCATACGATTGCCCATCCGATTGATACTGCCGTCGCACTCGGAAAGTCAGCAATGGCAAATCCAGCACAGGCAGCGGGAAATCTCGTCGGCGGGGCAGTCCTCGGAGATACGGCAGCCAGGGTCATTGCTCCAGCGGTTCCGGTTGCAGCGCGCTTCGTCAAAGACATCCCTGACCAGTACCGCGGGGCGCGCGCCGGCGTCGTCGGAGGCTCCAAGCTGGATGAGATTATCCCCGGCGACACCGTTACACCGCGGCAGCGCTACAACACTGCGGTATCGCAGGGCGTGAACCTCGACACCGCCCAGGCGACCGGATCTCCGCTTGCCGTCAATACGAAGCGCGTAACCGAGCATTCCCTTGGAGGATCTTCGAAGTTTGAGACCAACAATGCGGCCAACGTGAACGCGCTTCAGACTCACACGCAAGGCATCCTCGATACGGCGCATCCCGATGCAATGTCTCGCGAGGAATTTGGGAACGCCGTCAAAGATGCCCTCCTGCAGCACAAGGACATACTTGAAAAGCAGTCCGGATTGCCGGAAAAGGCAACCGCCATCCTCGATAGAGCTACGCCTGAAACCATGTCGCGCGAGGACTTCGGCAACACTGTGCAAGAATCCCTGCGTAATCACCAGACCCTTCTGAATGACCAAGCTTCGGCCTTATTCAAGGATCTGGATAGCAAAGTAGGCAATACCCTTCCTGACATGAAGGCTGTGCGTACGCAGGCTCAGGGCATCATCAAGGACAATCAGAACTATTACGCCAACCACCCAGAACTGCTCTCTGGCGCGCCTGGGCGGGCATGGTCGATCGTCAAGAGCCTAGCGGATACGTCCTCCGAGGCTCCCAAGCTCGATACGTGGTCAGATCTGCACAAGATGCGCTCAGACCTGATGAACATGTACCGCTCCCCCGACATCGTCGGCTCGAATGCTGAGGGATGGCTGAAGCAGCTCACCGGCAAGGTGGACGAATCTATGACTGGCGCATCCTCCGGCCTGTCTACTGCCGATGAGGCGAAGTTCCGCGAGGCGAACAAGATTTACGCCGGGATGAAGCAGACCTACGACAACCCCCAGAGCCCGCTTTACCACATCGTCAGGGCGCAGGATGGGTCTACTGCAGCTAACAGCCTGTCTAATATCAGCCCGCAGGTAGCGAAGCAGATCCGGCAGGCTGGCTCTGATTTAGAGACTCCGGAACTGAATCAGCACTTGCAGCGGCAGACCATCGACAGGCTCATGGACCCTACAGGGAACGGAACGCCTGACCTGCCCGGACTCCCTGACCGCTTCGCCAAGGCGCAGAAAGAGCGACTCGGCGGCGTACTGAGCCCGCGTCAGATGTCAGACCTGCATGATCTGACCAGGGAGATTCAGACTCCAGGACCCTACGATAACCCCCGAAGTGATGTCCACAAGATCATCAACGCTAAGGATGGACTGACGGCTGCCACTTCAGCGCTCGACGCTGGACCCGAAGGCATACAGCAGATCACCAAAGCGGCGCAGGCGATCGGCAGCAAAGATGTGATTCCCCAACTTCAGCGGCAGACCATAAGCCGCTTACTGAGCCCTGCCGGGAATGAACTCCCAGACCTGAAGAATCTTTCCTCTAGATTCACCCGGGCGCAGAAAGAGAAACTGGGGGCCGTTCTGACTCCAGATCAAATCCAGAGCCTTGACGACCTCGCTCGCACCGCTAGAACGGTGAACTATGACGCAAATCCGGCAGGATCGGGAAAGCTGGCGCAGAAGAATCTTGAATTGGGGGCGATGGGTTATGGGCTTGCGAAAGCCGCAGGTGGGGTCTTGACGGGTAACCCTGCGGCGATAGGGGAGGGCCTATCTCCGCTTGCCTACCCTTTAGCTCAAAGGTTTTCGGCTAGCAAGCTGACTAACCCTGCATTTACTGAATCAATCATGAATGCGCCGCTGAAAGGCTCTGCGAAGTGGGCGAGTCAGGGAGAGGCGAAGATTCTAGACCACATTGGCAGCGATCCTGCGGCAACCCTGACGCGTTCCGATATTGAAGCTTTGGGAAAAACGCCGCAAGGTAAGAGCCTGCTGGTCAGGGCTTCGAGCCTCTCTCTAGGCTCACCCGCAATGAAGGCTCTAATAAAGAGCATCAAGCCTTAATCTTCATGCTTGCGGAGCAGATTGTAGATAAAGAATCCAGCCACTGCGATCAGGTTGAGCTTGTAAACCAACTGGTAGATTCCAAGTAGATAAGCTGCGGCATAAACTACGAAAGTTCCGGCTAATATCTTTGCATTTTCGTTGCGCCTTCTCGTTTTTATCGCTGTCCAAGTATCTGACTTTAGAAATTCCCGCCGTCTAGCTTGAAGGTCATCGACCGTATACATAAGAACCTCGGACGAGAAGTCTACCCCAAAATGAGGCATAAATGAAGAAAATTCTCCAGATAGCTCTGGCAGCGATGTTGTGCGCCGTAACTCACGCCCAGGCGCCAGTTGCACCAGCCACGATCCCGCATGTGACGTTCGTCAATGCCTCGGGCGGGCCCTGCGCCGGGTGCTCGCTTTTCACCTACATTGCAGGCACCACCACCCCCCAGCCGACCTACACCGATTCCACCGGCACCTCTGTCAACACGAACCCCATCATCCTCGACGCAGCCGGCGGGGCGAATATCTGGGTCGGCCGAAGCTCCTACAAGTTCATCCTGAAGACTGCTTTGGGAGCAACGATCTGGAGCGTTGATAACGTCAACGAGGGCAACCTCATGCCTTGCGGCCCCGCAGGCAGTGTGCAGATTGCGAATATTTCCGTCACCGGCATGGACTGCGATGCAGCAATCTTCATCAACAAAACGAACCACACCTTCAACGTCGGCACCATCGGGGCGGCTCATGTCGTCATTGGTCCTCTGGGAACCCCTACTCTATGGACATTCGACACGACGACCCCCGCGACGGCTCTAGCCTCTCTGGGGGGCGGGCTAATCAACGCCGGCACGATTGGCCAGCTGGCCTTCTATGCTGCTGCGGGAAACCAGATAAGCGGCACGTCTGCCATTCCCAGCGCCATCACAGCCACCACCCAGCCCCCAAGCGATAACAGCACGAAGCTGGCTACTACGGCCTATGTGACTTTGCCGGGAGCGATCAACCCCACCAGCGTTAACGGCGTGCCTCTCAGTTCTACGGGAAGTTCTACGCTGTTTCTGAATCAAGCAGGCGGCTATACGGCACCTGCTGGCTCGGCGCCCCCGACAACAACGATGGCGTTCCCGTCCAACTCCTTCGGCACTACCTACACCAACGGGGCATCGCGCCTCGAGGTCGCAGTTACGGGCAACTGTACCTGCAACGTCGGGCACTTTAGTCAGATAACCGCCTCCGTGAATGGACAACAGGTAGCGGCAAATGGAACGACCAACGGCGGCGGATTGGCCAGCGTTACCTTCGTCGTCCCTCCAGCCGGGACTTATTCCGTGACGTTTGCCGAGGTTGGGACCAGTGGCGGAACGCTCACGCTCTCATCCTGGGTCGAATGGACAAACTAGCTCGAAACAAAATAAGGAGTTCCATGAAAATACTTTTAGCGTTGGCGCTCCTCGGAGTTCCATCCTTGGCGCAGGTACAGCTCGGGAAGAATGTGCAGGTCGGCGGCAGTAGCGGATGCACGGTCACAGGCCTCCCCGCCAACTCCGTTCTCCGCACCGATGGTGCAACCTGCCTTGGAAGTTCAAGATTCACTTGGGACGGAACTAACGTCGTAGATATAAACAGCGGAGCCAAGCTCTTAGTCGAAGGCGTTCATGACTCGGGAGCGAATACGAATGAAACGTTCCTGACCGGAGACTCTGTTTCGGTAAATCAAGACGGCGCGGATATTGGCAGCGGGATAGCCTTTCAAGCGTTCGTGCAGGATAACCACCAAACTGTGCCAGTTCAACTCCTTCTTTACGATGCGCAATCCGAGGTCACGAAGGCAGGAAATTCGTCTACAGGGTTTCAGTCAGAGCCTGCGGTTTCGGGAGCCATCGCATCAGGAGACATCTTCGGATTTGTCGCGAGTAATTCTTCACGCTCGGGTGGAGCAACCATTCCTAACGTTTATGGATTCCAGGCATCTACATTTGGAACCCAGGCTACGACGGAAGAGTTTAGCTTCAACGCGGAAACGGCAGTCAATGTAAGTATCCACGCCAACTACTGCGATTTCATGGCTCGAACCCAAGAGGTCAGCCCGACTATCAGAGCCTCCATCGGGTGTGGTCCAACGATGGCTTCGACGTTTGGCGGCCCGGTAGCGATGCCTACGGGGAGCACGGTGAATGGATCAGCCATCTGCACCACCGCGACCGGCTGCGGAGGTGGTGGCGGTTCTGGCATTTCTGGGCTCACTCCTGGATTCCTACCCCTCGCCGGTTCAGCGACAACCCTCACGACAAACTCCCATATTGACGAGGTGACAAATCCCGGCTCAGAGACGATCTCGCAGCCTGTCATCATCAATGACGGGAGTGGAATTGCTGGGAGTATCGGGATTACTGCGGGCACCGCACCGACCGCTGCCCCGACCTCTACCATCCAAATCAACGCCCCTTCCGCAGTCACGGCCTACGCCATCAATCTCCCCGGAGCACAGCCGACCGCTGGCAACCCTCTCCTGTCCTGCACGGCGGCGAACCCTGCCGTATGTTCGTGGGCTGCCGCGTCCGGTGGAAGCATCACGTTGGCCAGTGTTGGTGCAGGAGCTTCACCGACTGGGCTATTTGACTTCAGCTCGGCCACGCATCTGAAAGTACCGATCCATGCAGGCTACACCGCCCCAGCCGTAGGGGAGATCGGCTATGACTCGACCAATGGCAATCTGCATACTAACTACGTCGGCACGGACCTGATTATTGCTGGCTTCCCGTCGGCATCTCTGCCCGTCAGCGGTAATTGCGCTAAATTCACCCTGATTGGAGCGTGGTGGGAGTTGGACGATGCGGGAGCACCTTGCGGGAGTGGCGGCGGTACGGGCTTCCCGATCATTCTCGGTTCAACTTCCATCGCTGCCGGCAGCACGACAGCCGCAGTAACCGGCCTGTCGGTCAACGGAGTGACCCTCAATGGCGCTGGAAGCTCTTCGCTATTTCTTAATCAGGCGGGCGGGTACACGACACCAGCGGTCGGGTCTAATCCGCTCTATCTCAACTGGACCTTCAATAGTGGCTCGGCGGCAACAGATGCATCTCCCCGGTTCCTTGCCTCGCACACAGCAACGATTGCAACCTGCTATGCACTCACGACGGCCTCCGATGGTGCAACGGCTCTGACCTTCAACATCTTCGATAACGGCTCGACCATCTTCTCCGGTGGAGCGCAGACGATTGCAGCAGGTACGGCGGCGGGAACCCTAACCACGTTGGGAAGTCTTGGAACGACTTCGATCACCAATAACGACAAGTTTTCTTTCAACATTACCAGCGGAACAAGTAGCTGGATCTTCACGGTGACCTGCAAATGAAAAAACTATTTATCTATCTCGCTCTGTTGTTTTCGCCGATCCCGATGTTCGCCACCTTCGGCAGCGGTACGGCGTGGGACGTTCGCACTACGGGTGTAGATACCAACGGAGGAGCGTTTGAGGCGGTAGGCTCTCCAGGCACCGATGAGAGCCAAGGCGCGGGCACGGCCATCACGGTGACCCTGACGGGTACGACTACCGGCACCGGCTCACCGGCCTTCACCTCGACTACGCATGGGCCGGGAAACTTTATTCACATCGGCAGCGGTACGGGATGCACGGTTGGCTGGTACGAAATCCTTTCGCAGTCTGGGGGAATCGCGACCTTCGATCATGCGATGGGGGCAGCAGCCAATGTCTGCGTGGGAAATATTGGAGGCTCCCTCCTTACCATCCAGCAGGCCAATACGAACTCAACCGCGAGCAATACGATCCACATCCAGACCGGGACATACACCTTCACCGCTTCGCTCACGCTGTTGGTGGCAAGCCTCAATTTCATCGGCTATCAGGCGACGCACGGAGACGACGGCACCAAGCCGCTCATTACCACTTCCACTAATAGTGTAACCCTCATAAATACGGGTTCATCGACGAATGGGACTGACTTCTTCCGCAACATCAGCTTCAGCAATACCGCAGCCACGCCCTTGAGTGGAATCTGGCAGCTGAGCGCCCACGGAAGCGGGCAGGCTTGGGTAGTCCTGAACTGCAAATTTGATGGGTTCCAAACCGCTATTGACAGCAGCAACGTGACACCCGATGACGTAGCCTTCATCTACCTCGTTGGCACTGAAATCACAAACTCTACTAATGCTGTGTCTTTAGGCGGCACTACAATTCAATATTTCTATACCTATGGAAGCTATTTCCACGCCAACGGTATACACCTTAACGGAGGGTTGAACCTTGCTGGTGGACTGGCCGTCATCGACTCCATTTTTAGTGGCGGTACGGTAACTGGTTCACCCAATATAGGTGCGACCTACTACGCTATAACTGGGAATGCCTTTTACAACTCCGCACTAGCATTGAGCTATGTTGCGCAATCCTCGATGCAGATATCAAACAATATTTTCTGGGGGAGTGGCGTGATACTCAACATTGGCGGAGCAGCTAACCCAGTGGCGATTATGGGGCTGATCGGGATGAACAATGCCTATGGCGGGGGCGGCACGACTACGGGATTCACCAAGAACTATTCCGCTATTACGCTCACGGCGAATCCGTTTACCAACGCCGGGTCGGGAGACTTCTCGCTCAATAACACGGCGGGTGGCGGAGCCTTACTTCGACAGCTCGGATTCCCTACCAAATTCGGAACCTCGACAACATCCGGTATTAGCGTCGGCCCAGCGCAGACTCCTCCCGGAGGAGTTACGGCTGGGGCAAGCAACTTCGGCTCTTCGAATTAATTGAGGCGGCCTGTCTTAGAACGCTAGACCACCCAAAGCAACACATTTCAGGAGAGCCATGAAAATACCCATCCTCGCGTTGCTGCTTTCCTCTCTCCCTGCGTTTGCGCAGACCTCTTGGTTTGTCAGGCCGGACGGGGGAACGCGCTTCTCCTCGAACGTAACGACGGGCCAATGTAGCGGCTTGGCTGATGCCCCTTATCCCGGGTCTGGAACCAATCAGGCATGCGCTTTTAACGATGTCCGATTTCTCTGGCAGGACGGAACCCAGCAGTTCGGCGGCAATAACCCCGGCTATAACTGGATCATCGCGGGCGGGGATATTGTGACCATTCGCGGGTCGATTGCAGACGGCGTTACCTATCGCCTTGGTTGGGATTCTGCGGCAGGTTGCGGCATCACTCCCAACGCTCGGGGCATCTGCGGAGACTCTAACGACTCAGGGATGCCTTCTCCTCCTTCGGGCACGTCAGGCCAACATACGATCATCAGGGGTGGAAACTACGCCTCCTGCACCTCACAGACGGCGCGGACACAGCTTCATGGCGGATTTGGCGTTGACAATGTAATCTTCATGGGGGTTCCACTACAGTACACCGGAGTCAATCTGTCAAATTCCGCCTTTGTTGACCTTCAGTGTCTTGACATAACCGATTTCGCCGGTCCTGGTGGAACCGACTTTGCTAAGTACGGGATCAACTTCTCCCTGCTGTCCCACGATGTAACCCTGACCGATATTCGCGTACATGGGATTGTAAATACCGGCATCCTTGGATCACCTTCAGGTCCGATCAACTCCACGGACATTCAGATCGTTGGGAATGGTTTGAGCGGATGGAACACGGATAAGGGGGACGGCAACACTGGGGTTGGTGTGTTCAACGTGACTAACTTCGACATCTCGTGGAATGGTTGCACGGAAGAGTATCCACTGGTCGATCCGCTCCCTTATGTCAATTGCCGCGACGACGTTACGGGAGGGTATGGAGACGGTTTCGGCACAGCTTCTGTTGCAAGCCCTTCTCCTGGTTGGCAGGTTCATTTCGATCAGGGAACCGCAACTTACAACACGCAGGACGGGCTGGACGCCAAGCACGTGAGTGGTGCCGGATCGACGATGACCGTAACAAGAGTCCTCACATACGGCAATGAAGGGCAGCAGATCAAGGTGGGCGATGGTGCCACGGCCACAATTCAGAACAGCGTGATCGTCGGAAACTGTGAAGCACTCAATCAGGTGATTACAGGAAGACCCGTTCCTACCGGAGATAGTTTGGGCGATGTCTGTCGGGCGGGGAACACTGCCATCGTCATCGACACTACTCCCGGACTGCCCTCGGTGTTTCAGGACAACACTGTATTTTCCGAAGGCAGCGTTGGGCTGGAAGTCGAATATGCTACCTCAGACTTCGGACCTACCAACATCCTGAAGTTCAACAACAATGTCTTCTTCGGCTTCTTCAACTCCGGTAACGCAGCTAACCCATCTCCTATATATAGCGTTGGAGGGGTGGACGGGGCTGGTGGTGGAGCACCCGCTATCCCTGCGGTTCTGACGAACTCAGGGGCGAGTTGGACGAACAACGCCACGCACGGAGGCAAAAGCAGTTGGGTCTGTGGAGGAACGGGAGAGTCCTCAGCGGTCTGCGGCGATCCCGGTCTAGTGGATGAGACTTACCACGCTTACAGCTTCGGCAACATGGCTCCGGCCTCAACAGGTAGCGCAGTCTCAGGAGCAGGCATCACTATTGCTGGAATCACGGTCGACTACGCGGGCGTGACCCGTCCCAACCCGCCCGCCATCGGAGCCTTGGAGTTCACGGGTTCCGCCCCGACGCTTGCGAGCATGGCTCTAACCCCCAACCCTGGCACTGTCACAGTAGGCAATACGCTCGCCCTGACCTGCACGAGTACCTTCTCCGACTCATCGACTGCGGCTTGCTCCGGCCCTACCTGGGTCAGCGCAACGCCGGCCAAAGCAACAATCAACTCTTCTGGGGTGGTTACGGGTGTGGCGACTGGAACCAGCGTAGTCACGGCCTCAATTGGGGCGGTCACTTCTCCGGGCGACACGATCACGGTCAACGCGGCACCTTCGGCTCCTGTTGCCATCCACGGCCACAGCAAGATTTCAGGGCGAGCGAAATTCCACTGATGCCGAAGCGGATCTTCACGGCCTCCTTCGTCGCGGAGCAAAAGCCTGAATATCTAGCAGAGTTGCTCGACCGATGCTTTTACGACCTCGTGAATGCGGAGGCGACACGCATCCGTGATGCCAGAGAAGCCCTCGAGCGAGTCGCAAAGCTGATTCTGGCCCACCACCCCAAGAAAAACCAACCCAACAAGGTATGCAAATGCGGCCGTCGCAAGTACCGGCTGGCGGTTCGCTGCTGGGAATGCTACGACCTGTCAAGGAGACATAATTGAGCTACATCGACGAATCACTCGCAAAGTTGGAGACATTCGAAGCCCGCATCCATTGGATGTACCTCGACACAGAGGCCCACGTAACAGCGGGTATCGGCTGCATGCTCCCCGCGGTTGCCAGCGCCCTCCTGTTGCCATGGGTGAAGGCAGGACGGACGGCAACTCATGATGAGATCACCGCGGAGTTCTGCAGGGTCAGCGTGATGCAGAAAGGCATGGCGCCGGGGCACTACAGGGGCGATTTGACCCTGCCGGATGCCGCCATTGATGCCGAGCTGCTGCGACGCCTGACGATCGTGGACAAGGCCCTGCCGGCCGTATTTCCAGGATATGCCGCCCTGCCGGATGCGTGGAAGCTGGGTCTTTTGGATCTTGGCTACAATATGGGCGTGCACGGGCTGCAAACGAAGTTCCCGCACTTCACGCTTGCGGTGAATTCAGGGAATGGTCAGGTGGCCGAAGCTCAATGCATCAGACCCCAGGTAGGGCTAAGGCGAAATGCCTGGACGCAAAGCTGCTTTCAGACTGAAGCCAAAGATGCGGCTTTATCGGTTGCGGCGGTAGCGGCCCGGTAGAGTTCTAGAAGCTGGTCATAATCCGTGGCTCTCACGAACGAATGCTCGTCTGGGTGCTCATCTGGAATCAAGCCTGTGCCGTCCTCAACCCAACGCTCTACTTTTTCAGGATTGAACATTATTCCTCCTCGGCTAGATCCTTCTGGGTTTAGCCTATTTTTTTGCTTCCGGCACCGTTACACCCTCTGCTCGAGCCAGCTTCAGCAACGCCATCCTCATCACGCCTGCATGATCCACGCCTAAATGCTTAGAGAGCGCATCTCTCAGTTCGGCTTCATCGCGAGACAGTCTAATAGACATCTTCTCAGATCGCTCAACAGGTGGCATATCATTGATTATGCACAAGCTATTGGGCATTCCCCTTGTCCGCCCACGTCCGCCAATGGGCGGCATACGACTTCCGTGTGATAGTATAGCGCCACACATTAGGCGTACTTTGGTCACCATAAATCAATTACTAATGGGCCATGCGTCAATCCTTCTTATTCTTCCCTCCCGACACTCCGAACTCCCGTTCGTACATCTCAGCTATGGCCAATCGGACTATCCCGGAGCGGCCAAGCCCCTTTTTCTTCATGAGCTTATCGAGGCGATTCTCGAAATCTCCCTCAATGCGCATATTGAACCGTTGTGACTTTTTCTCAACCATGCCGCCGATTATATACTATTTGGTAACGTATGGCAATATTTCAATAACACTTAGTGTCTTTTGTATGTACAAATGCTAGTCTCTTCAAACCGGCGAAGACCGGAAAGGAGAACTGCATGCCAAGCCATGATGAAGCCATACTCCCTCACCAACCACTGCAGCACACATTCGCGCATGTCGATTGCCCAGCATGCGAAGCAACAAGGGACGACACATTGGGCCAAGATCCTGATTCGCTGCTATCTCAGAAGTTCTCTATCGCAGCTGCGCTTTGGCTGGCAACCCGGAAACCTTACCTGAAAGAACGAACTTTCTACATGGCCGGGCATCACATCGACCAGATCAACAAATTCCTCGAAGACATCCCGATGAATCGGATGCACATCGGACATCTGCGCCAATACCAGATCGCGCGGATGGAGAACTCGATAACTCTGCCCGATGGCACTAAAAAGCAGCCGTGGAAGCGCCGCGCCGGATCGTCCCTCATTAATCACGAGTTGAGCGTAGTGCAGATGATCCTCAAGAGGGCCGGGGTATGGGGGCAGAGATTCGCCCCGCACTATGAGCCCATCCCAAAGCCTCCGACCAGACCGCAGAAGGTCATGACAGATGAAGAGGAGGAGCGGCTATTTTCCATTGCCCGGTCGAATCCAGACTGGGAGCTGGGATGTATTGCGGCTTCGATCACAAACAATACCTCGGCGGCCGGCACGGAGCTGCGCCACCTAAAGCACGAGAATCTGTACCTCGAAAACCCCTACCCCACTTTTATGATTCCGCCTGAGTTTTGCAAGAATGAGAACCGCGGGCGCCGCATCTTTGTGAACGAGACTTGCATGGGTGACTTCAGGAGGGCGATCGTCCGAGCGAAGAAGCTTGGCAGCTATCGCCCCGAACATTACCTGTTCCCTAAGCGCGTCATGCGTGGCCTGTACGACCCCTACAAGCCCGCAAGCGCATCATGGCTGCGCAACCAGTTCCACGAACTGCGCGAGGCTGCAGGGCTCCCCTGGCTGACGCCTCACTGCCTACGGCACCAGATCATCACGCGCTTATTTGAGGAGGGCCATTCGGAGCAGGACATCCAATCAATCACCGGCCAGCTCTCCCGCGAGGCGCTCAAGATGTATTCACACAACCGCATCGAAAGACAGAAGAACTTGCTTGGAGACATCGACCCTCTCAATCGCAAGCACCCCCAATCGGAGCGCATTGGTGCGTCTAGAACGCGGGCGATGTAGGCTGTTTCGCTCGATATTCGCCAGTATCGAAATAGTTATAAAAATCAGCCGATTTCGTTTGACACGCCGTGCTGAAGGCCTCAATATTGATTTCACCATTCACCATCTTTGTGGGAATGCGCTAAGTGATTCGAGGTTTTCGCCGAACCAAGCTTTAGACATCAGCACGAATGTTTAGAGCATCAGCCTTCTAAGCTGACGGTTGCAGGTTCGATCCCTGCCTCGCTCACCACTTAGCACATTTCCACAACCTCTAGGGGTTGTCGCATGTCGCTATACAACTGGAAGCGTAGCAATGCTGGTAAGCATCAGCATAGCGGGTTGGGGAACTCTCCCGAACCCATCGCATCAATACCATCCCAACCAAAATCCTCAAATCCTTACCTCGGCATGAGTGTGCCCGAGAACCGTGCTGATGTTCTATCGAAAGGAACCACTGATGCGACAGATCGGATTCGTGAAGCGGATCAAAAACGGATATTGCTTTATCCGGGTCTTGAGCGGGGAAGAGCATTTTGCACACCTACGGGACTTCAAGGATGCCCAGACAATGAAGCTGGGTCAGTACGTGGAGTTCACTCCGATACCGGCTCACGTTCCGGGCAAGAACCCAGCGGCGACCAACGTAGTAGCGATCGCGGCCTAGAGTCCCACCCCCGCTGCAAAGCCACCAAGCAAGCACTCATGACTACCTACCAGTGCGGCCTCTCGCCGAACCACAAAGAGGAGCACGTAGACCTCGTGCATTTCTATGGCTGGTCCGGTCCTAAGCGCACACACCTCGCCAAGTTCGACCTGGCCATA